CGGTGCAAGGAAACATGACGCTGGCCAACGGGCAGCTCGCGTGGATGTCGCCGTTGGAATCGTCTTGGTTCGCTTTTGAGCCGCAGCCGTTTCAGGATTCGGATGAGGCGCGGCGCTGGCTGTCGAAGGCGACGGAGATTGCGCGGAACGAGTTGGCGATCTCGAATTTCTATGTGGCGGTGCACGAGTTTTATCTGGATCGCGGGGCTTTCGGCACGGCGTGTCTCTATGTGGAGCCGGGGCGTAAGCGCGCGGTGAATGCGCAGGTGTGGCCGGTGGGATCGTTCGTGATCGACGAGGACGAGAATGGCGTCGTGGATACGGTGATCCGGGACTTCAAGCTCACGGCGCGGCAGGCGGTGCAGAAATTCGGCGAGAAGAACGTGAGCGAAAAGATCCGGGCGGCTGCGGAGACGGGCGGGGCGAAGTCACACGAGCGCTACGAATTTCTGCATGCGATCTATCCGCGAAGCGATGCGGAGCGGGACGGCGAGAAGCTAGACGCGCCGAATATGCCGATCGCCAGTGTATACGTGGAGAAGGACGGCTATCACGTCTGCCAGGTGGGCGGTTACGAGGAGATGCCGGTGATGGTGAGCCGTTACTTGGAGTGGGGCAGCAACATGGGCGGGATGTACGGATGGTCGCCGGCATTTGCGGCATTGCCGGAGGCGCGCCAGGTGAATTTCTTGCAGAAGATGCTGGATGCGCTGGCGGAGAAGATGGCCTTCCCGCCGGTATTGGCGCCGGACGATCTGGAAGGCGAGATCGACGCGAATGCGATGGGGGTTACTTACTTCTCGCGGGATCTGGCGGCGTCGAATTCGCTGCCAAAGGAGTGGATGACGCAGGGGCGCTACGACATCGGCGTGCAGCGCGTGCAGGAACGGCAGAAGGCGATCAACACGGCGTTTCACGTGGATTTGTTCCAGATGTTCGCGCAGTTGCAGAAGCAGATGACGGCGACCGAGGTGCAGGAGCGGGCGCAGGAGAAGCTGATTCAATTCTCCCCGACCTTTGCGCGGCTGACCACGGAGTTATTCAATCCGCTGCTGGAGCGGTTGTTTGCGATCTTGCTGCGGGTGGGGCGGCTCGGGCCGTTGCAGAACATTCCGCAGTCGCTGATTCAGCCGCTCGGGAATGGGCGCGGCTATATAGCGCCGCCGGCGGTGCAGTACGCGAGCCGGATCGCGCTGGCGCTGCGGGCGCTGCCTTCGATGGCTTATCAGCGGATGCTGCAGCGGCTCTCGGCGACGGTCGGGCTCGCGCAAACGGTGGTGGATAATTTCGACTTCGACGCGGCGGAACGCCAGACGGCGCTCGACGACGGGTTGCCGGCGGAGTTTCTGAAGCCGGCAGCAGCGGTGGAGCAAGCGCGTCAGGCACGCGCCGCGGCGCAGCAAAAGGCGCAACAGCAAGCGGCGGCGGCGCAAGCGGCGGAGGCGGCCGGAAAGCTCGGGCAGATCAAGTCGGGGAGCCCGATGGCCCAGGCGCTCCAGAGCCAAAACGTGCAGGCGGCGCTGCAGTCGCAATTTCCAGCAGGTAGCGCAACATGAATCACGAACCGGAATTTCACAAAGCGCCGGTGCGAAATGCGCAGGCTTCACGGGACCTGGCGGCTTGCTATGCACGAGTATTTCTAGGCAACGAAGATGGGAAGCGGGTGCTGAGCGATCTGCGTGCGAAGTTCGGCTTGGAGCGGCTCGTTTTCACGCGGGCGGAGAATGGCCGATACGACACGCTGAGCGCGGCGCTGGTCGAGGGAGAGCGCCGGGTAATGTCGGAGATCGAGAACGCATTGCGGGCAGGTTCCGTCAATCCCGATCCATGAAATTCGAACCTGCGACCTTCGCGGTCGAGGAGCCGAGAGGGCTCGGGAAACCAATGTCAGACAAACAAACCAAAACGAAAAACCAAAACCGAATCATGAACTACACGCAAATCATCACGCTGATTGAGCAACTGCTCGGCGTAGCCAACGCCATTGCGCCGGTGATCGAACAGACGCATCCGGCCGGCTCGGGCTCGGCGGCGAAAGTGCAGGAAGGGCTGGCCGTCGCGAACGCGGCGGTGCAGGCGCTGAAACCCTCCACCCAGACGGCAATCGTCAAGTAACGTATGTTGTTCTTCTCATCTGAATCCGGGGGCGGCGCGGGCGCTTCGAGCGCAGAATCGGGAGCGGGCGGCGCGTCTGCCGCCGCCCCCGCGGCGGGAGGAGCGGCGACGCTTCTGCCTGGGAGCGGGAGCTCGAGTCAACAAAGCGAGGCGTCGTCGTCGTCGTGGAATTGGGCGAAAGAAGACGGTTCCCTCAGCGACGGCTGGCTGGAGCATTTGCCGGATGGCCTTCGCGGCCATGCATCGCTCAAGCCGATCGGTTCGTTGCAAGATCTGGCCAAGAGTTATGTCGAAACGAAAAAGCTGATCGGCGCGAAATTCGAGATGCCGGGGGAAAACGCTTCGCCCGAGCAGATCGCGAACTGGCGCAAGACGGTTGGCGCGCCGGACAAACCGGAAGGTTATCTTGGCGAGGCGAAGTCGCTGCGTCCGGAAGCCGTGCCGGAAAATCTCTGGAGCGCGGAGACCGAGAAGCAATTCCTCGCATTGGCGCACAAGCATCATTTGCCGCCGGGTGCGGTGAAGGAGATTCTCGGCTTTCATGCGCAGGATCTGGTGCGCGGTTTGACCGCGGTGCAGGAAAAGCAGGCGTCGATTCTGAAGGACGAAGGGGTGAAGCTGCGGAGCGCGTGGGGACAGGAGTACGACACGAATCTGAACCTCGCGGCGCGCATGGCGAAGACCGTGGGGCTCGATCCGCAGTCGCACCCGATCTTCACGAACGCCGAAGTCGTGCAAGCCTTCGCGAAGATGGGGCGGCTCTTGTCGGAGGATAAGCTCGTGCGCGGCGATGCGACGGGGGTGAACGGTTCGATATCGGACCGGGTGCGGGAAATCACCGATCCGAATGGCGCCGGCGCACTGGCGCGGGAATACCGCGGGGAATTCGGGCCGGAGCGGCAGGCGGCCGCGCAGCGGCAACTCCACGAGCTGATGCAAGCGCAAAACACCAGATAACCATGGCAGTCTCGACGACCCAACTCAGCGTGAGTTACAATGGAACCGGAAGTACGGGGCCGTTTCCGATTCCGTTCCCGTTTCTCGACGCCTCGTATATCTATGCTTCCGTGGCGGCGAATTCCGGCGCGACGCCGGTCTTGCTCGCGACGTCGGCGTACATGGTGGCGCGAAATTCGGACGGATCGGGCGGCACCTTGACGCTCAACAATCCAATCGACACGCCGCAGGTGCTGATCATCTTCCGGCAGACGCCGCTCACGCAGCCGACGGTGTTTCAGCCGGCGGGAGCGTTTCCGGCGAAGGCGAACGAGACGGGCCTGGACCGGCTCTGCATGCAAGTGCAAGAGCTCGCGCAGAGCTTGCGCGCGCTCGGGGCTGGAAGCGGAGACGGCGGCGGCGGTGAAGGCGGGATTGCCCCGGAAGCGGGCGCCAGCAATGGGATGCTGACGTGGGCGAACGCTGCCGCGCGCGCCGCGACGGCGGGGCAATTCACGGGCCAGTTGGGCGTCGAGATTTCCACGCAAACGGTGTGGATTGCGCAGAGCATCGCTCCCGGCGATTGGATGCAGTTCGATGCGCGATTCAAGAATAAGTTGGTCATCGGCTATGTCGCCGATGCGGGCCTGGCGAACGAGCAACAAGCCCTCGCCGTGGGATTACTGGAGGAATGGAACGTCGATTACGTGATCGCGGCAGGCGACATGTCGTACGACGTTCCGACGGGCATCTACTATGGTTACGGGTACGGCGACATCAGCAATTACGACGAAGATTGGCTGGCGTTTCAGCCGTGGATCGATGCGGGGAAACTGTTTCCCGCGCTGGGGAATCACGAGCTCGACTACGACGGCTGGCCGGCGCGTTTGGCGGCGAAGTTTCCGTACATCGCGAATCAAAACGGCGGGCGCTACTACAAAGTGACGCTGGGCGGCGGGCTGGTGGACCTGTTCGTGCTCGACTCGGGAGTCAATTCCGCCGGTGAACTAATCGAGCCGGATGGCAACACGGTCGACTCGGCGCAGCATACGTGGTTCGTGAACGCGCTGGCGGGTAGCACGGCGCGCTGGCGGATCGCGATGTTTCATCATCCGCCGGTGAGCTTAAATCAGGATCCGACTAAAGTGCTGGCAGCAATGGCCTGGCCGGAGCTTGCGCAAATGCATCTCATTTGCTGCGGCCACGCGCATCTCCTCGAGATTCTCAGTTGGAGTGATGTGTTGTTGGCAAATCTCTCGGCCGTCGCCTACAGCGATGGTTATCCCGACTACCCGATCAACGGGCCTAGCAGTTCGACGGATCGGCCATTGTGGGCGCATGCATATGGTTCTTTTGGTCTCGGACGAATCTTGGCAACCGAGGACATGCTTGAAATTCAGGCCTGGAGCACGAAGGGGCAGTTGTTGCACACGCGCGATTGCACAAATCTCGGGAAGCTACGTGAATACCGGGAGAAATTCATGGTCGTGCCGCCAATGGACGAAGTTGGTACGGGAGGAACGTATTTCGTTACGAGGCTCGTCGAAGATACGTTCATTCGACAGGTGTCGGTATCAGCCCTCCAATTAGGCGGAGAGCTTGGGTGGTCGCTTACGTATGGACCGGTGCAAACCATAGCGGTTGGAGCTCTAGGAGTCCCGGATCAGCCTACGTCGTACATGGAGACGGTCGATTGTTCCGCCCCCGCAAATCTTTCCGCACTGCTGAACGCAGGAAATGTAATTGAGTTCCAATTGGATAGCGGCTCGCCATCTTCAAAGGGTATAGAGATCACGCTATACTGCGAAACGTACAAGTGATGAGATACTACCCGTCCCGCACAGTTAGTCGTCGGATCAGCAAACCGCGAATTCCGACGCTTTACACGGAGGGGGAAGCCATAGGCGTTACCATTGTTACCCCAGGGTACATTGCGCTCGAAGAAGAATCGGTCGCGCGCTTTCGCAAGTTTTCGGGCCTCGATGTCGTTGTCATCCGCGTCAACGATGACGCGGGCTTCGCAGCGAAGCTAAATCTCGACCGATTCATTGCGCCGCAGCCAATTATCTTCTTCGACGTCGATCTTTGGTTGCTGCGTCCCTACGATTTTGCGAAGCACGCGAAGAGCGGGCGGTGGTGCGCGGCGATGTGTCCGGGGGCTTTGAATCCGATCGCCTTTCCGCATGCCGACAGTGTGGCGAATGGCTGGGAAAAGGCGACCTACTTCAATTCGGGCTTGTTTGCTTGCGATTTGAGCCAGCCAAATATTCAAAAGGTCTTCTCCGATGCGCGGGCGCGACTGGCGGCGTGTCATGCGAAGGAATGTGCCGAGCCCGTGGATTGGACGGATCAGTACTACCTCAACTGGGGCGTTCATCAGCAGGCTGGGCTCTTCTTCGAGCTGCCCTTTGCGGTGAATTTCTACAAGCTCGCGGTCGATTGGGGCAGCTATCCGCATATCCCGCGTGAGATCATCGGATTGCACGCCGCGGGCGTCCCGGCGGCGGCCAAGTTGGAGACGCTGCGGCAGCAGGCAGCGGTCTTCGGGATGCCGACTTCGCCGATGCATCAGGAGGCGCTGCAACATTTTCACACTCGACAGAATTCCTAGCTATTTATGAACCAATCAACAGTCTATCGTTCAACGGCGGTGAAAGATTCCATTCGATCAGCGGAGCATTTGCGACTGGAG